GTCACGAAGTGCGCCGTAAGCTTTAATCATTGTTTGAATAGCAGTAATAAAACCAGCGATTTTAGGTACTGCCCAAATAACCGCAAGGGCGGCAGCAAGTCCTTCAAATAGACCCTTATTGTCTTTGACAAGTTTAAAGAACGCTTGCAACTTAGGAATACCTGTATTAACAATCCAGTTGGAAAGTTTAATGAGTTTAGGCACAAGCGCCGTGCCAACGGCAATTTCTAATTTTTGGAAATTGGCTTGAGCTACTTGCAAGCTACCGGCAAGAGTGTTCTTAAAGTTGTATGCCGCACCGCCAGCGCGAGATTCAACGGCTTTGAGAATAGTTGCAAGAGAAGCGCCTTTAGGAATGGTCTTACCAATAGCGATACCCAAATCGCCCAGACCTCTAGCCTGACCGATAGAAGCGCGAGCCAGCAAGCGACCTGCATCGGCAAGGGAAATCTGCTTAAAGCGAGCGAGATCGGCGGCAGTAGAAAGAGTATTGAGCGCCATCGCAGGACTACCACTGGCGGCGGTCATGGTTGCAAGGGCGGCGTAAGTGTCGTTGTAGGTAAAACCTAAATTCATCATTGCGTCAGCGTGTTGCTGAATGACGGGTTGGGCATCCTTAAAGCTGACACCCGTGTTTTTAATGGCAATTTCTAAATTAGATTGCGCTTTTTCAAAGCTATCTAGTTGCTTAATACTTGCGGCAGCAAAGACGACAAACGCTCCACCTAATCCAACAAGCGCAGTACCTGCCAATTTAGAAGCGCGCTCGAACTTACCCATAGCACCAGAGGCAAGGGCGCTTTTAGCTTCCAACTTGTCCATTTCGCCATTGACTTTTTGCAAGCCGGCAATAGCGCCTGTAACCTTTGCGGTTACCTCAAGGATTACTGGTGGAATAAACTCTGCCATCGCTATCCCTTCCTATCCTAGATGCTTGTGAACAATGGTCATAAATACTTTTTTAAACTTTTCATACGCAGGTTTCATATAAGGATAGTTCTGCTTGCGTGTCCACGAAGGCGGTGCGTACTTGCCACCTACTTCAAGAGCGCGGGCATATACGCCTACGGTTGGGCCGACTACGGCGCTATAAATACCAAAACCTTCACGGCTCTTTTCGCCACGAATGGATCGGCGCAAGTTACCCGTCACATTCATAGGTGGCTGACCCGGTGTTGCGGGATAGCCTACGGCTTTACGATCACCTTTAATTTCATGCTGGGCAAGTTGGATAAAGGTAGTCATCATCTCGTCACGCGCGGCGCGAGCGCCTGTATCTAACTCTCGCGCGCTTTTGTTAATAAAGCGTTTAAATTCTTCGAAGTTACCCTCTATCATTGTCCACCTCTTTAATCGCCTTGTGAAAGTTCACTATCCAATCAAGATAATGCGCTGGCTGGTTATCGGTTTCCTCAATAGTCCAGCCGAACTCCTTGGCGCAGAGGTAATACAGAAACTCATCATCGGGATATACTTCACCCGAACGCTCGCTGGTAGGGTTATTAACCGCCCAAACTAAGCGTTGGATTTGTCTAAAGGGCTATCGGGGTTCGATTCGTTGGCTGGTGTTTCCTGAAAGCCAGTACCAAAAATAATGTTTTGAGCTTTGCCCGCTTCTTCGGCAAGAGCGTCATAATCAGGAAGTTCCAATTCACCTAACGAAGCTAAGTGAACGGATGGAATAATTAAATCAAATGACCACGATTCAACAAGAACGGCAATGATTCCGTCTACCATAGATAAACCTTGCATAATGCCTTCGGCGTTGCTTGCGGCTTGATAAACCTTGGTGCGGTCTTTTTGACGCAAAGATTTAGGATCGCGCAAAGTAACGGTTGCGCTTGATGGGAGTGTAATAACTTTAGACATGGTTTCCTTCCAGATTTGCCTTCACGAATTAGGGTCTGACGGGCAGGGAAGGCGGCTGCCCGACAGACATCTAGTTTACGCGTTTACTGGTATGTACCGCTTGTGTACGCGTTTTGTAAGGTGAACTTAACGGGAGAGTAGCCGCTAGTTGCACCAACATCGGTGGTATTTCCAAGACCTTCAATATCAACCGTAACCTCGACATAATCGGCGTTGCGCTCGATAGCGCCGGTGACATAAGCGCCCTTAGACAAGGTGAACTGAACCTGAGTTGCAGTTGCTCCTGTGCCAGTTGAGAAGTTGAAGGTAAGAGCTGGTTGGGTGTTGGTGATGTAGCGAGTCAATTCTGCATCGTCTTGCATCACGAATGTAACCTTACCCTTGGCGGTCAAAGCGCCAACGAATACCTGATAAGGAGACTGGGTATTAGAAACGCCCCAGATAGCTTCAGCCTTGCGAGACAAGTCCAAAGTACCTGTGCGGGTGTATCCAACGGTTGAGCCGCCGATAGTAACCGTTCCTGTCCATACCTGAGTAGGCAAGACGGTAGAGAACGAAGGTGCTGGTGCGGTCGTTGTAGATGATGGGAAGCCCATTGCCTTAACGGTGTATTCCAACATTCCGTCAGCGTTAAAGGTCAAGCCGAAGTCAGTAATCTGAGTGCCGGGATAGTAGCGAGTGTTTGCAGAATAGAAATCGGTAATGGTGAGCGCTTTAGGTTGTGCGTCTCCCGATCCGCCGACCGCGTTCTTGAGGGCAATAGCGTGGGTATAAGGAGCGCTTGAACCCGTGGTGGTTACATCGCCCAAGATACCGGCAATCCAGAAGCCGATGGTGTCAGCGAATACTGGGCCGCCAAAGTCAACGGTCGTGTTACGGCGACCCTGAACATAGTTGTAGTTCTCCACCATTGAGCCACGAATTGCGGTGTCGTAAAGAGGCGCAATTACATCAACAGGCTTAAAGGTGTTAACGGTAATAGGTACAAAGTTAGTAGCGGCGACCGCAGTTCCCTTGGTTGTCTCTAAGGCAACCCCAAGGTAACTTTTGACGGATGGTTGTGCGAGTGTCATTTATTCATCTCCTACTGTTGGGGCTGGCTTGGATTTTTTTGCGGGTGTGACATTTGGTGCGGTGAAATCATCAGGCGCTTCGAACGAGTCGCCGGGCTTAACCGTAACGGCAATAGACGGATATACAATTTCGTATGTTCCGTTATATGTGAAGGTTGCCATTTCTCTCCTTATGCTTGAATCATCTGGGTAACATCAAAGCGGATAATTGCCCAAGTCTCCGTGGAAGTTCCATCGTTAGACATAGGCTCGCCGTAGGTCGCGCTGATAACTGGCTCTGCGCCCTGCCAGACAAGGTTGCCTGAAGGGTCACCGAATTGGTGATCCGAACGCAGAACGGTCTTAAGGCTATCTACGACATAATCAAGGTTGTTCATGGCATCCTCGGAGTTGCGCTCTAAGGAGTGGTGAAAGAGCTGGATAGCAACGGAGTAGTCAATACGCTTTACGCCACTATGCGCGCCACCGATAGCGAGGCGGTTTTCGTTTTCGCTTTCGATATGGATTACTGCCGCGCAACGGGAGAGCTGAGAAGGCAAGGCGTTCACTTGAAAGTCAATACGCTTAGGAAACGAGGTAAAGACTTGGTTGATGCCGTCTACTTTAGGCGGCGCGATAAAGTTCGCAAGTGTTGTGCGAACATCCTTGCGACCCGCCATTAGCGAATCCTGCGGTACGGAGCGAGAAGGTCTTGCGCTTGTTTCAAATCGCTGCCCATATTTTGAGCGTTTGCCCCTGCTTGTGAAGGGCGAGAGGCTACGGACATCACCATTGAGTTATCGCCACGAACCTTGAGCATTGCGGTCGTGACCAAGATAGCCGCTTCCTTGATTGCTGGTGGTAGGGCAGAGATAGAAACACCTGCCGCGTGTGAGTAAGCCAAAGGCGCTACGAGAGGAACGGTTGCTGATCCGAATGTATAGGTGCTGGCGACCACGACATTCTCTGAGTTAAAGCCGTCATAAATCTTGAGCATTTGACCGGCAACGATTCCTGTGCCGTCAACTACGGTCAGGCTTGATTGCCCTGCGGTAGCCGTTGCAATTGTGGTGTTGGCGTAGCCGTTGATGTAAGTATATTTAAGAAATACCTCTTGGCGTGGCGAGGTAGGAAAGCCGAACTGAAGTGGGCCTTGGTTGGTGTAGGTAGTAGCAAGCATGGCGTAAGGGAAAACGATTTGAGAATCTTCAATCCAAGCCAGCGAGCAATCCTGAACGGTAATCATTTGGTAGTTTACCGAACCGTAAGATAAAGCGGTTAGCGCAATAATTGGGTTATAGCGCGGATGGAAGCGGATCGTGCCATCGTCTCGAATTCGTGAGCGTTGTTGTTCGGTTTCGTTGGTAGCCGCCAAAACCTGATTGCAGTATGTATCAATCCATGAGCTTGCTCTAGCAATGACATTGTTTAGTTCCGCATCCTGAACATCTGGGTCTTGTGAGTTAAATACTAAGTTATCAAGGTCAATAGCGGTCGGCGCGTTCTTGTATTCCGTCAGGGTCAAGTACGGGGTGGAGAACTGGTGGGTCGTACCTGTAATTGCATTAGCCATTTATCTCTCCGCACTTTGAGCATTTTTTGAAGAATGAGCCAAACCCGCACTTTTGGCAGGTAAATCCAACTGTGGATGGGGAAGCTATCGAACCCATCGCGTTTGCCGTTCCTAAGCCTTCGTGCTTCATCTGAGCGGCGTGTTTAGGGTTGTCAACATTGATTAAACCGTCACGCCCTGCTTTGTAAACCTTTGTGCCACGCTCGGTTCTTACGGCTACTTCACGCAAGCCCTGTGGTGGGATCATCTTTGTCATTACGCCTCCTTAAGTGAGACAAGGCGCACCGTGAGATGCGCCTTGCTCTGTGTCTTTACGATTATGCAGACGCGATTCCTGAAACTGCGCCGTTCCACGCTGGAGCGTAGCAAGCAAAAGTTCCACGGAAGTAGGTCGAAAAATCGTAGCTGAACTGGGTGACAGGCCATTGAATACCCATGTAGTCCTGAACATTGAATACTGCCCAGACATCAGAAACCTCTGTGTCAGGAATAGGCAATGTGTAAGACAATACAGGTGCAACGCCCTGTGGAAGCCAAGGATGAACGGTCAAGTTGACCATCTTGCCTGTAACTTCGTTGTAGAGAGCGCCGATTGTTGCGCCGCCTACATAGTCGCCAGCATCGGTCTGAGTTAGGTTCAGACGGTAGTTAGCGGTTGATCCGTTCTTGATTGCATCGGAGAGCTGCTTACGGTCTGCGCCATTGAGAAGAATCTCATCTGGGTCAGCCTTAACGCCATCATACAAGCGTGAGAATACGGACTGGAACTCAACACCCGGATTAGAAGTTGAGAACTGTGCGTTGATGTTGTTGTTGTAACCTGAGTTAGCACCGAGAACTGTTGGCAAGATGCCGTCATATCCTGTTGCGTATGCAGAGGTGTCGCCGGTGATGGTCGAAGCCAAGGTTCCGGTGGTGTTGAATACGAGGTTGTTGTTGGTGGTTACAGTTGAAGCTGCGCCCTGAAGGGTTGCAGTTGTACCTGTGAAACGACCTACATAGTGAGCGTTAGCTGCACCTGTGGTTGTACCGACATAAACCTTGTAGCCAAGAGCGCCAACAACAGGGGTCACGGTGATTGTTACAACCTGTGAACCTGAAGAGGTAGCCTGTGACTGTACGGTTGAAAGAACAGACTCACCAAATGAACCAGCATCTGATGTTACATAAACATAGAATGTGGTGCTTGCAGCGAGAGCGGTCTGACCTGTTACTGCGTTAGCAGCAGCGAGAGATACGGTTGGAGCAGCTAGTGCGCCTGAGTATCCTGATGCAGTTCCGCGTGACATGAGGAGCATGCGCTCTTCCATCAGCATGGTTGCGTACAAAGTAGAAGTTGATGAAAGCTGACGCAAATCTTGGTAGCCAAGACCTGAGAAGTTAGCATCAAATGTTACAGAGTCAGACAGTGAGTAGCTGTTGTATGGAAGAACAATATCGTCAGCGGTGTAAGAAATCTTTGGGCCACGCTCGTAGTTGATTGAACCAAAAGCGGTGGTTGTAGATTCTGTAATGCCGGGCCAGATATTTCCTTGTCCGCCAGTGCCTGTACCTGTATAACCGGTGATGCGCTTGATGCGGTGTGAAGTACCGACACCCTTACGGCGCACGATCTTGTTACGAAGTGGTGTTGGGCGTGGGGTCAAGAGCTTTGCAGGAGCTTCCAAGTCGAAAGCTGCGAAGCTGGTTGAGAGTGGAACGGTAAGGCTGATGTCCTTAACGATGTCAGCCTGTGCTTGGCGTTGTGCTGCCAAAGCAGAATTCAATGCTCCGAGAGCATCTGGTGCGATTGACTTGTTAGCAGCAAGTGCTTCAAGTTGTGCAGTTGCGTCAACTGCTGGTGCTTGACCCGGTACGGTTGAAGCGTTTGACAACGCCTTACCAAGTACCTCTGTGTATTCATCCATGCGAGCTGCTGCTGATTTAGCAGAGTCCACATCGGAGAACAGGTCGTTAG